CTGTGCCCGGCAGCGTAAAGGTCGAAAAGGGCGACGTGACCGTGCCTGACGGCGACGTCACCGCCTCCGGCATCAGCCTCAAGACCCACACGCACACCGGCGTCCACGGGGAGACCAGCGGCCCGCATTAAGGAGGCGAGACGCACATGGCCATCATGGCGAAATGGGGCGGCAAGACGTGGGAAGTCTCCAGCCGAAAGATCGCAGCCCTGAACGGCATCTCGGCCGGCGTCGAGCTGGACACCGAGAACAGCGACGACAAAGCTGGATCCCCGGCCACCAAAACCAAGGCCCTGAAACTTCAGAGCCTCTCCTTCGACTTCGACGTCGCTATGGTAGCCGGCACCGACGTCCGCGGCGAGTATGAGTCATGGACTGAGCTCGTCGGCAACTACGCCCCGTTCTATCTGGCGGGCCGACGCTTCGGCCCTCCCAAGTTCCAACTCACAGCCGTAAAACTGAGCGACACCACGATCGACGACTTCGGCAGGATCCTGAAGGGCAAGATCTCCATCACTCTGACGGAATACGCCGAGGAGGCAAGCAGCAAGAAGGCGACCAGCTCCTCGAGCAGCTCGTCTGGCAGCAGCTCCTCCGGCACCAAAAATGCCGCAGGAGTAGCAACCTACAAGGAGCTCGGCATCAGTTCCTCCGCTGCCTCGATCGGAGCGTCCAGCAGCGACAAGGCTGCGAGGAAACCCAACAACACACAACTGACCAAGTAAAGCGAGGTGATCCCATGAAAGCAAGCGGCAACGGCACGCCACAGACGTGCGTGCAGAACCTTCTCAAGACGACCCGCGGCGAGGTGCCCTATGAGCGCATCAAAGGGATCGACCGCTCGCTGATCGACCAACCGAGCGAAACGGCGGCCTCTGAGCTGGCTGCCGAGGTGGAGTTTGTAGTGGAAACCTACGAGCCCCGCGTGAAGCTCACCGACGTCGAGCTGGTAACTCTGGCCGCTGAGGTGGGCGGCTTCGAGATCAACGCCAGCATCGACAACACCAACACATAAAGGAGGTGGACACCATGAGCGACGAGACCAACACCTACGGCGAGGACATCCACCTCACCACCATCGACTCAAGCACCATCTACACCGAGCTCATCACCGCTCTGGAAAAGGGCGCAGGTGAGCCACTGTACCCCGGCGACGAGCGCAGGATCTACGGGGAGGCCCTCGTGGCCGTGTTCGTCGCGCTCTACAACAAACTCGACGACGTCGGCCGGCAGACCCTTCTCCGCTATGCACGCGGCGAAGTGCTGGACGCCATCGGCGAGCGGCTCGGCGTCAAGCGACTCGAGGGCGACACGGCCAAGACCGTCATGCGCTTCTCGCTGAGCACGCCGAGAGAGACCAACATCATCATCCCGAAGTGGACGAAGGTCACACCCGACGGCGAAAACTACTTCGCCACCGACGAGATCGCAGTCCTTCAGGCCGGCACCTACTCCGTGGAGATCCCCACGTCGGCGGTCGGCAACGGCGTCAAGTTCAACGGCTACACAGCCGGCACGATCACGACGCTGGTCGACCTGATCCCATACATCGAGAGCGTGACCAACCTGACCGAGACCGCAGGAGGCGACGACGGCGAGCCCTACACCGAGGCCGGCGACAACCGGCTGCGCGAGCGGATCAGGCTGGCCCCGGCCAAGAGATCCACGGCCGGCCCTGAGCTGGCCTACATCTACTGGGCCATGACAGCCGACAGCTCCATCATCGACGTCAAAGCGGTCAGCGAGACCGAGACCATTAGCAGGACGCTGACGGTCTACAACGGCCACGCCTTCAAAGGCGGCGCCACGCTGCTGCTCGACACCCTGATCGTCAGGGCCCACGGCGAAAGCGCCGCGGCCGTGAAGGACGTCGACTACGCGATCGACTACACGGACGACCTACTCACCATCGAAGTCAAGGGCAGCCTCGCCGCTGCCGAGAGCATCGACATCGAGATCACACAAACCCTCGAGGGCTGCGTGAAGATCGTGCCGCTGCTGAAGGGCGGCAAGACGCCGGACAGCGCCATGCTGAGCAAGGTGCTGGAGGCGGTCAACGCAAAGGACACGCGCCCCATGACCGACAAGGTGCGGGCTGTGGCTCCGACTACCGTGCCCTATGACATCGAGATCACCTACTACACCACGCCGGACACCGAGGCCGAGGTCGTGGCAAATGTGGAGGGATCCGACGGCGCGATCGTCCGCTACAACGAATGGCAGACCACAGCTCTCGGCCGAGACATCAACCCCGACAAGCTCAGGAGCCTGATCCTCTCCCCGAGGTGGGCCGAAGGGCTCGAGGGCGCGATCCGTGTCGACGTGGTCAAGCCTGAGCACACCGCAGTCGCCGACACCGAGGTCGCAGCCTTCAGCGGCAGGCTGACGGTCAGCCACAAGAGCGTCACGGGGGTGGTCTGATGAAGCTGCAAGAAGCCGAGATCCTGAAACTGCTGCCAGCATGGATGAGAGACGACGGCAGCGTCAAGGGACTCGCTGAAGGCACCGACGAAGTCACCCGGGCTCTGGCTGCGAGGATCAAGCTCATGAGCAGGTGGAACCAGATCGACCAGCTCGACGAGCAGATCCTCGACGAGATGGCGTGGGAGCTGAACATCCAGTGGTATGACAGCACGGCCCCGATCGAGGCCAAGCGGGCCGTCATCCGCAACAGCGACCTCGTCTACTCCAAGCTCGGCACCCGCTACGCTGTGGAGCAGATCGTCCGGGACTATTTTCGCACCGGCGAGGTGCGCGAGTGGTATGAGTACGGCGGCGAGCCCCACCATTTCAAAGTCCTGAGCGACAACCCCGAGCTCGTCAACAATAACCTCGAGCTTTTCCTGAAGCTGCTCGGCGTCGTGAAGCGCCGCAGCTCGTGGCTCGACGCGATCCTGATCTGCCTCACCGGCGAAATGTTTCTTTCCTCCGGCATGGCCGTCCGGGAACACTCCCACGAGGAGCACGTCATGGGCTGCGACGAGATCTACCTCTACACCGGGGCAGTCGTCCACGAAAACAACCGGGAGACCGTGACCATCGGCACCGGCGAGCTCATCGCAGAATAACGCAGAAAGGAGAAGCGCATGGCTGCATTTATCAACAACGACATCACGGCTGCTGGTCTGATCGTCCTCGCAAAGGGCGCAGCCGGCCAGAAAATCACCTACACCAAGATCGTCCTCGGCGACGGCTACCTCGAGGAGGGCCAGACGCCCCGCTCCCTCACCGGCGTGGTCAGCCCGAAGGCGGTCATTGACATCACCAAGCTGAAGGTCAACACCGACGGCACCGTGGCGGTCGGCGGCATCTTCACCAACGATCAGACGAGCGACGGCTTTTTCTACCGCGAGCTGGGCCTCTATGCAGAGGATCCCGACCCGGCCGTCGGTGAGGTGCTGTACTGCTACGGCAACTGCGGCGACCTCGCTGAGTGGATCCCGCCCACCGGCGGCGCCACCATCGTCGAGAAAACCATTGACATCGTCACCGCGATCGGCACAGCCACCAACGTCACCGCCTACATCCCGGCCGACGCCTACGCCACCAAGGAGGACTACGAGACCTACAAGGCCATCGCCCTCGCAGCGCAGGCCATCGCCAACGAGGCCATCGAGATCGCCCGGCAGGCCGTCCAGACGGCCAACGAGGCCAAGCAGGCCGCGATCGACCTCAACAAGGCTGTGACGCAGAACACCAGCAAGATCCAAACCCTATGGGACGCTGTTTTTAGTGACATTACAGCGAACCCCTTCCAGATCACGTTTGTCGACCTATCCGGCATCACGCTGAGCTCCGGCGTATGGAATGCTACTCTCCAGCGTCTCGAGTGCTGATGCGCGGCGGCTATGACTACACCCCGATCCCGCTGAGCGAGGCGTCCTGCATCATCGCCCACCTGTTCGCCGAGCTGGCGCTGCCATGCTCCTGCTGCAACAGGGAGGACAACGACGAGATCGTCATACAGGGCACCGCCTACGACGGAACCGGGGCCAAGATCATCATCAAAGGCAAGGAGGTGAGGTACTACGGCAAGCAACGGACACTCGCGGCAATACGAGCGGGCCAATGTAGGCCGCCCCGCCCTTCGGCCGTGAGAAACTGCCAGAGATGCAGGTCATCACCGACGCCAAGGAGCTGCGAAAGCACACATACAAGAAGGTCAGAAACACCAACATCTTCCCGAAAAAGGACAGGCTACTCGCCGACAAAATGTTCGACGAGGCAGCCGATCTGGTGGCTGACCTGATGGAGGCCAACGACCACCTCCTGACCGACCCGGAGGAGCGGGAGCTGCGCTTCAAGGCGCAGCGGTCGGCTCTGG